TGTGTGAAGAACGCTGGAAGACTACTTTTACTAGACTCGAAGGTATAGAACATACTCTTGAGAGAATGGATAGCCGTATGCTATCTATGGGTGGAACAATAATACTGTTCCTAGCAGGTGTGATTGTTACACTTTTAAACATGGGAGCAGTATAGTATGGTTGAAATATATGAAAAGCGCGGCCGATGGGTTGTTGCAGAGCCGAACGGTAAAGTGCATAAGTTTGCAACAGAAGCAGAAGCGAAAGCAGCCTTCGGATTCACTACACGGCCAGAAGTACTAGAAGCCTTACATAAAGTAACCAACGACTATAAAGGTACGTTGGAAAAGCTAGAGGAGATTGAAGACGATGAAAATGATTAAAGATTCTTATGATAAGTACTTAGTTGCACTATCCGATGCTGGGTTACCAGTTTGGGGAACACATATGCTGGAAGGAGCACTTATAGTACTCGTACTACAATGGATATTCTAAATGACAGAGATTCATCCAGCTGACTCTAATGGTGACGGTATAGTCTCCGATGAAGAGCATAAAATGTACATGGAAGCAAAAAGAAAGGAACTAGAAGATCAAGATGCAATGCGGGACGCGCAACGCAACATGGCTTGGTTCGCTTTAGGTGGTATGCTACTATACCCTTTCGCAGTAGTTATAGCAGAAATAGCAGGGTTGCCTAACGCAGCAAAAACTTTAGGTGACATGGCACCTACATACTTCGTATCCGTAGCTGCAATTGTAGCAGCATTTTACGCTAAAGAAGCAATTGGGAAGAAATAAATTATGTTAGACACTATATTAATGTACGTTCAGGCAATACCAGTAATCGTTACAGTATGTTCAGCAGTAGCTGCAACAACTGAAACACCTAAAGATGATGTATTCTTTGCTAAAGTATACAAGTTTGTTGATATGTTTGCCCTCAACTTCGGCAAAGCAAAGCAAACCGCAGACTCTAAAAAATAAGAGAACAACATGGCAGTAGAAGTAAGCAGGAGAGACATACTCTCCGATCAAATTTACGATTTACAATCTGAGACAAGGTTCTTAAAACTCCCAGTACCTCCTTATCTGGAGCTGCTGGGAATTGAGGCTCTGCCCTCCCAAATGGCAATTATTAATGCCATCAACAATCCTAAGTATAGGTTTGTGTGTGCCGCCGTCTCTCGGAGGCAAGGCAAAACTTATATAGCTAATATTATTGGTCAACTTGTGTCTCTAGTGCCAGGTTCCAATATCCTCATTATGTCACCCAACTATGCCTTGTCTCAGATTTCTTTTGATCTTCAAAGGAATTTGATTAAGCATTTTGACTTAGAGGTTACCAAAGACAACGCTAAAGACAAAGTTATCGAAATCTCCAATGGCTCTACTATCCGCATGGGTTCTGTTAATCAGGTCGACTCTTGTGTTGGTAGATCCTATGATCTTATTATCTTTGACGAAGCAGCACTAGCAGACGGGAAAGATGCTTTCAACGTAGCACTACGTCCCACACTAGATAAACCAAATTCAAAAGCATTATTTATTTCAACACCAAGGGGTCGCAACAACTGGTTCTCAGAGTTCTTCTATAGAGGTTTCTCTGACGAATTCCCCGAATGGTGTTCTATTCGAGCAACGTATAAAGACAACCCTCGTATGTCAGAATCTGATATATCAGAGGCACGTAAGTCTATGTCTGAAGCAGAATTCAAACAAGAGTACGAAGCTGATTTTAACACTTATGAAGGCCAGATATGGGCTTTCAACTTCGAGGAAAACGTAAAAGATTTATCTCAATTCGATACTAGCAAGATGGACGTCTTTGCGGGGTTGGACGTGGGTTTCAAAGACCCTACCGCAATGTGTGTAATCGCATATGATTGGGATGAAGATATATTCTATTTAGTGGACGAATATCTAAATAACGAGAGAACTACAGAACAACACGCAGTAGAGATACAAAAACTAATACAACGATGGGATATCGATTTCATATATATCGATTCCGCAGCACAGCAAACTCGGTTTGACTTTGCACAAAACTACGACATCTCTACTATTAACGCAAAGAAGTCTGTACTAGATGGTATAGGGCATGTTGCTAGTATTGTAGATAATAATAAACTACATGTCGATCAGCAGTGTAAAGAGTCTCTAATTTGCCTAGACTCTTATCAATGGGATCCTAACCCAAACCTTGCAAGGGAAAAACCTAAGCATAATATGGCTTCGCACATGGCAGATGCTATTCGGTATGCACTATACTCGTTTATCACTGCGAATGTGTCCTTCTAACGACACCTGCTGAAAAATAGTTATTGACAACACACCCTAAAGTAGATATAATTCTTCTAATGAAAAATCAAGAGGCCGAGCCAAAATGCCCAAGTTAAAACGTGATGTTGTAAAGTATGTACGGGATAAGGCAAAGTCTAGGTATAATAAAGGTTCGGCTTGTCAGATTTGTGACGAGACAGAGCAGTTAGACTTTCACCATTTTTATAGTTTAACGCCCCTGTTAAATCAGTGGCTTGTTAAAAACAGACATAACCCCGAGTACATACAAGCACTACGGGATGACTTTATAGAAGAACATTCTGCCGAGCTGTACGATCATACTGTGACCCTTTGTCATACGCATCATCTACTGCTACACTCAATTTATGGTAAAGATCCTTCGTTAGGTACTGCAAAGAAGCAGATGCGTTGGGTAGAGATTCAAAGAGAAAAACATGGCTTGGTATGATAAATTATTAGGTAGAACCGAAAAGTTGAATCCAGCTCAATACTTAGATGTTGGGCAGAAGGAAGGCTCTCGCGAGTTGACCCTTAGTTATACGCGTGCTTACGAAGAACTAGAAATAGTGAATCGTGGTGTGAATATGATTGTGGATGACTGTGCTGAGATCCCTACTACTGTTAAACCTAATACGAATACTAAAGGTGTTATTGCAGGTATTAAGAGAGTTAAGGTAGATACACTTCTAAATCGTGAACCTAACCCTTATCAGGATATCAACACTTTCCGCAGAAACCTAATCACAGACTTTATTATTGACGGTAATATCTTTATCTATTATGATGGTGCACATATGTATCATCTACCAGCAAATAAGGTTATCGTTCATGCAGATGAGAAAACGTATGTTTCTCACTATACTTTAAATGATGTTGAGTTTAGCACTAGTGAAATCATTCATGTTAAAGAGAACTCTTTCCACTCTATTTATAGAGGTGTACCTAGACTGAGTCCTGCGGCTCGTACGATGAATCTTATTTCATCTATGCGTAAGTTTCAAGACAACTTTTTCAAGAACGGGGCAGTTCCAGGGCTTGTACTTAAGTCACCAAATACCCTTTCTGACAAGATCAAAGAGCGTATGATTCTAGCTTGGCAACAGCGTTACAGACCTGATGCAGGTGGAAGACGACCCCTTATTCTAGACGGTGGTATCGAAGTAGATGCTATCTCAAATGTGAGTTTTAAAGATTTGGATTTTCAGAATGCAATCGCAGAGAATGAGAAGATTATATTGAAAGCACTTGGTGTACCTCCTATCCTTCTAGACTCTGGAAATAATGCTAACATTCGTCCAAATTTACGACTTTACTATTTGGAGACGATACTTCCTATCGTTAGAAAAATCAATTTTGCAATGACTCGATTCTATGGTTTCGAGTGCGTTGAGGACATTACCGACATTCCTGCCTTAGCTCCTGAGCTAAGCGATGCTTCGGCATATTACACTTCATTAGTAAATGGCGGTATTATCACTGCTGCGGAAGCCAGAGAAAGACTAGGATTCCCAGAGATAGATGGTACTGCAGAAATTAGAGTTCCTGCAAATATAGCAGGTTCCGCAGTCGACCCCAGTGTGGGCGGCAGACCAGTTGAGGAGACTGAAGATGGCGAATAAAGTAAAAATTAATAAAGCTCTTAAGGGTTTAACAAACCACTTCGTAAAAGAAGGTAAAATTCTTACTGAGAATGAGTATCATAAGCTAGGATCAACACAACCTGTTCTAGGTTCTACGCTAAATCATATTTTTGGAGGTTATATAGGTGCATTAAAGACACTAAAGGCTAGTACACAATTTTGGCCGTCTATCAAGCACTTAGATAAGCCCAAAGTAAAACCTACAGTTAAACCTGTAGAAACTAAAGCACCCGTGGAGCCAATACCTGCTAAAAAGCCTGTAGCCGCTAAACCTGCTAAAGTTAAAGTGGAGAAGCAAGATGGATAAGATTTTTAGTCTTACGTCCACGTTTAAGTCGACACAGGCGGAAGATGGCTCTGTGATGATTCGTGGTATGGCAAGTACTGCAGACTTTGATCGCGCAGGCGATTCGATATCAGCAGAAGCTTGGCAGAAGGGTGGCTTGAAAAATTTTGAAAAAAACCCAATTATTCTATTTAATCATGATTATGATAGACCTATTGGTCGTGCTACTGGGATGAAAGCTGGTCCCGATGGCCTAGAGTTGGAATGTAAGATTAGCAAAAGTGCCCCTGGCAACGTTGCTGAACTTGTTAAAGACGGTGTTCTTGGAGCCTTTTCTGTCGGTTTCAGAGTCAAGGATGCTGATTATATAAAAGAAACCGATGGACTAATGATTAAGGACGCTGAGTTATTTGAGGTATCGGT